GATGCGTGGATCAAGGAGCATGGTGAGGAGAACGTGGCGATATATGACCATGAGCAGGGGGAGGTTGACCCAGATTGGTCTGACTTCCATGAAGGATCAATCTTTAAGGAGGAGAATTGGAAATGAAAGACGTTGTTGATATGGTGATTACACAAGATGGTGATCAACGCCTGGGCAGATTTGGCGAGAGCATGATTTGGTATCCAGTCATGGAGTGTACACACTGTGACTCGCAAGGCATTATTGTCTTCAGTGATGAACGAGGTGCATATGATTGTGAAGAATGTCATGGGTCTGGTTGGGTTCGAGACTTCTCGGATTGCAAAGATGATGAGATGCCGTACTCTAGGTATGAGCATGTAAATAAAAGGAGTTATTGAAAATGGATGTTACTTGTGATTACTATTTTCCAAAACCTGTATGGCGAACTTCGTTACCTAAAACCATTGAGTTAGAACCTATAGTTAATCAGATTTACCAACTAGAGAAAAAGACTAAGTCTCGGCAACGAAGCAATAGGGGGCCGTTAAGTTTTCAATCCGCAGATTTTGAATATGATGCAGATAGGAAAGATGATGCATTAAACGATCTTCTTTTTCATATTGGGTCTTTAGTTCAAGCAATCCATGAAACAGACAGAAGAGGAGAAGTCATCTTGTCGAATGCTTGGTTCAATATAAATAGAAAGGATGGAATGAATCTTTCTCACACCCATCCAGGATCAATGTATTCGGGAGTGATATGGTTAAAAGCTTCAGAGGGGTCGGGTGACTTTGTTATTAATGAAAACGATGATCGGATAATGCTTCAATCTAAATCCTTTTATGGCAGGTTTAAAGATCCAACAGAGATCCCCCCTCACTGGGCTCTTGAATTGTTCTTTAAGCCTAAAGAAGGGGACATCTTGGTGTTTCCAAGTTTCCTCAGTCACCAAGTTTTGCCAAATAAGAATGAAGATGATCGCATCAGTGTATCATTTAACTTCCAAGTCAATGACCAATGGAAAGGAATGAGAATGAATATAACAAGAAAGGAAGAGTTATGAATAATTTAGGTAAGGCAATGAGAGCAAAGTTCTTGAAGGAAGAGATCGAACTCTTGAAAGAAAGGACCAAGGGGCAAGCTTCGGGGCACATACATACGGCTATCGTTGTACTCGAGGATCAATTGTATGTCTTAGAAGGTACTGGGTTGCATGATGATGGATGATAGATTGATTGACATCGTGGCCAGGATAAATGAATTGACCCGCGAGGTTGCGGATGCTGAGTGGGATCAAGATCCAAGGTTCGAGGAGCTAGGCCAAGAGCTTAGAGTTCTTAGAGCCTTGCATGAAAAGGGGGCGCAATATGAGCCTAAGTTTTAAAAGAACAAGTACTGTTTATTATTCTGGTTTTCCAACCGAAGCGGATAACTTAACTTTACTTGAGCCAGAACCTTTGTTGAAAAGTGTTGCAAAAGAATGGGCCGGGAAAGACGCAGAGAATTTATTACATTGTCCTGCGATGACACAAGATATGAAAAACACATATGTGATACGCGCACCTCTCACTATTACGGTGAGTTGGGATGATGAAAAGGGATGGCACTTTACAAACAAAGATCTAAATCAGCTTAGTCAGACGGAGTTTGATAAACTTTTTTTGTTGACACCAGGGAGTGATAACAAGTTGTTGTTAACTTTACCTCAACTATTTATAGATTGGGGGAGTTATTTGTTTTTTGCGGATGAACCTACTTTAGCTCAGATCCAACCCGCAAACTATCACGAGACAAAGTTTTCAAAGTTCCCTTTTATTACAGGGAGTTTTGAGATTGATAAGTGGTGTAGACCTATTTCTTTTGGGATCATTAATCAAAAGAAGGAAGACATCGTCATACAAAGGAACGATCCTTTGTATTATATAAAATTCTTTTCTAAAAAAGATGTGGTTTTAAAAAGATTTAGTATGACGGCTGAGATTTTGTCGATCATAACTGGATCTTTGACGATAAAAAAGTTTTTAAAAGGATCTTCTATGCGCCGATTGTATGAGATGTTTATGCAATCAGGAAATAAAAAAAGAATATTAAGAGAAATAAATAAACAGTTTGAATGAAACAAATTAAATTAGAAATGGAAAACAAAATGAAGTTATTAACTGAAAAGAAAATAGTAACGGTGTCGGACATAACGTACTCGAACAGTGCGTTTGCGGTCACGCAAAGAGGCGAAGGTGTATTCATCAACGCCAGGATGGTAGAGAAGTTGGGCATAGAGGAGGGGGATGATCTGGTTGTTAAGGTTCTATTGAACTACAAAGACAAGAGAGACGAGGTTAAGTACCGAGCGATCAAAGGTTCGATCATTCAAGAAGCAGACTGGACAGAGATCCAAGAAGAATTTTTATAAGAAAAGAAAATCACGCTAACAATGTTAGCGTGATTACTTTTTAAACTCTTCTAATCTTTTTGTGTTCAATTCAATTACATTAAAATTAAATGACACAATTGTTTTTCTAATATCATTTGTTACCATAGGCGCACGGTGCGGTGTCATAGCAGGAAACATTACAACATCTCCTTCTGATACTTCTGGTACTTTTAATTTGTTATCCCACAACTCTGTAGGAGGAGCTGCTAAAGGATATTCTAAGTAATAAACCCCTGTATAATTTTCACTATGGACATGCCAACCATGAATTGAATTTTTTAAATATTGTTGATACCAAACTGCTTTCATCTCAATACCGCCATAACCAATAAAGTATGCCATCTCAGCTAACTTATTACTTAAACTAGGTAGTAATTGTTTTACCCAGGGTCTATCAAAATCTGAATGGTTTTCCCAATCTACTTTAGATATGTTATCCTCTCCTTCAACAAGGCTAGGATCTTGTTCTCTACTTATTTTTTCTAATATTAATGGCTTATAAAAATCGTGTTCGGATAATTTATTTCGAATATAATAATTTTGTACCGGCAACATAAACATATTTATATTCACTTTCTTATAAGTTAACTTAAATTAAATGAGAAAGATATTCTTTCTTCCTCTTTGTTCATATTAGGTCTTACTAAGTGCATTAACCAACTAGGGAATAAATATAATATACCTTCTTCAGCAGGCATCCACCAAAATATAGATGTGTAGGGATTGTTTGATCTACTTAAGTCTGACTGTTGTAATACATGATAAGCTGTGTTGTGAAACTCAATGTCCCCACAGTTTTCAGGGGTTTTAACATAATAAACACCTGATACTTTTGCATTAGGGTGACAATGCAATTTGTTATAGTCTTTATAAGAGTTTATATTACACCATATGTTAGAAAGTTTTACTTTACCGTAACCAAGTTGTTCCGAATAAACATTTGCAGATGAAATAATTTGTTTCATAAGTTCTCTTATACTTTCATCATTCATATTTAAATTATCAGAATGAAATCCACCTGAGTTAGAAATGTCAACGCCATCTTGGTTTTGTTTAATGTCATGACAATATTTTTTTAACCATTGGTTGTTTAATTTCAGTTGTTCTCTGTAAATACCAGTCTTGAATAAATCAATTATCATGTTCTTTAATTCCTATCCCTTGCCGTAGTACTCATCTACATACCCAGCGATCCCAGATCTTTCGGGAACTTCCGAAGATTTCTTCCAGTTCCTTATCATAAACGACAGTTGTCTGGGTATGGATCGAGCGTTATCTTCCGCTAACTTTTTTATAGCTGCATGATCTGTGTCATAGATAGCTATGGTACGATATTTTATTTTAGACATGTTGATCTCCTAATCAAATTACACTCGTAACCTATAGACTGCACACTGACTATACACAAGTTATAATTGTGCGTCATTAGGCTTTCCTTTTTTACCTTCTTTTAATCGATCGGGCTCGTTGGTGTGACCTCGGATCTGAGTGACGTTGTGCCTCTTCATCTCTGTGAGCAGTGCGTCACAAGTTTCTTTGGGCAACCCTGTCGTTACTTGGAGTTCTTTAGATGCTGACTTGAGATTTGTTTTACCTACACGGTACTCACAAAACGCCTCAATCATTCCACTCATATCTATCTTTTCTTTAATGTTAACCATTCTGCGGCTTCCTCTCCTAATACTTGAGCTCCAATTTTTATTTTACCCTGGAGCGATTTCACTATTCGTTCGTCTATAGTTCCTTCACATATGATATCAACATAAGTCACCGATGAATTTTGTCCGATGCGGTGACAACGGTCCTCTGACTGGGCCCTGTTAGTCAAATCAAAGTCATTCGCGTAATACACCACAAGATTTGCGGCGGTTAATGTTAGTCCATAGCCTGCGACAGCGGGGTTTCCTACAAAAAAGCGAAGAGGATGATTAGGATTCTGAAAATTATCGATCACCTCGTTACGTTCCTCGTCTGTAGTGTCTCCAAAGTAAGATGCCGCACTGTTGTCACCATACTTTTCTTTTAATGTTCGCACAATCTCAATGATATCATGCCTAAACCTAGACCAGATGATTACTTTGCCATCACTTTCGTCGATGATATCTAAGACAGCGGTCATCCTGGTGGAGGGAAAGGTCAGCATCTCACCATCATCAGTCTTTAAGTGACCAGACATGACCTGTTGTAGGCGTAACATCTGTGTAATCACTGCGGGAGCTGTGACTAATTCACCACTCTCAAGTAAAAGCATAGCGTGACGCTTAATACTTGTGTACATTTCTAATTGTTCTTTGCTTAGACTAACGTACCGAGCGGTGTATATCTTTTTGGGAAGATCCAAACACTCAGACTTCAGTACTCGATACGAAAAAGTATTTATCTTTTCTGTTAACTCTTCGATGTATCTGTATCCTACTACCTGTTGGAAGGCATGAGTACCTAGAGACATTCGTTTTACCACTGCATACCTACCTTGGAAAGCATAAAAGTTATCATAGCCCAAGATCCCAGGCTCAAGGAACTCGGCTTGAGCAAAGATATCTAGGGGAGACTTGGTGATAGGAGAACCGGTCAATAGTCTTGTGTATTCGAAGCCTGCTGCTATCTTATGAAGCGACTTAGTTCTCTTTGCTTTCGGATTCTTTATGGTTGTGCTTTCATCTATAGCTATCATGCCATGTGAACCATACTTTTTAGCCAACCATTCCCCGGCTTGCTTACCTTTTAGTGATGAGAAGGCCTCAACATTCATAACAAAGATGGTGAGCCCTGCGTAATCTTCTTTGACTGACGCTAACTCTGCTTTTTGTTTTTTATTTGGTGATGATACCCACTTTATTATGCGTCGAGGCACATCATCAGACAGATGTTCTGGTATTTCTCGCTGAACCCAGTTGCGATACACACCTTTAGGTGCGATGATCAAGGCGAAGTTAACTAAGCCTTCTTGAAACAGCATCCCTAAGTTATCTATAAGGATCTTACTCTTTCCAGTACCCATCTCGCAAAAGTATCCGAAACTTTTTCGTGTCCCTGTCTTCTCCAATGCTGTCGTTTGGTGATCGTAGGGTTTAGTTTTAAATTTATAGTTGACCATTGGTATTTCTCCCATTACAGTAGTTTTTACGGAAGACACAATCCCGTGTCAACCTTTTTAACCTGAGAAGGAATAAATCTATGGAAATCTTTGAAGATTACTATGATGAAGCTGATGCAGTATCTCAAGTCAATACTGAAACGGCAAAGAACTTAAGTGGCTTGGTACGCAATCTACGAAAAGTAGAAGATCAAATTGAGGTTGCAGAACTACACGTCAAAGAACTAAAGGCAGAGGCTCACAAGCTTTCTACCGATACAATCCCAGCTCTAATGGATGAGATGGGTGTTGAGCGATTGGACGTGGACGGTGTGACGGTACAACGTAAGTTGATTGTCCATGCCTCGATACCAAAGGACAGACGAGACGAGGCTCACGCCTGGCTTAGAGAAAATAAGTACGACAGCATCATAAAGAACGATGTGACGTGTAGCTTTTCGAAAGGCGAGGACAACCTAGCAGGAGATGTCGTTGGTATACTTGAGCAGAGGGGTTTTTATCCTGTGACCAAGACTCATGTGCACTCATCTACTCTCAAGGCTTTTGTTAAAGGTCTTGTTGAAGAGGGGAAGCCCATAGATCTGGACATGTTTGGAGCCTATATAAATAATGCAGCTGAAATTAGGAGGAAATAAGTATGAGTAATGAAGTAACTAAAGCTAAAGGAACAGCAGTGTCCGCAGATTTAATGGACGATATCTTTGAAAGTGCAGGAGAAGGTGCATCATTTGACAGTTCGGAGATGCAAATCCCCTTCGTCAGGTTGGTTCAAGCCTTGTCACCACAGATCAACAAGAAGAAACCAGAGTATATAGACGGTGTATCACAAGGAGATGCCTTCAATACTGTCACCAAAGAGTACTGGGATGGCGAGAAAGGTCTGACAGTTATCCCTTGTTTCCAAGCTACTAAGTACTTGGAGTTCGTACCTAGAGAGAGTGGTGGTGGCTTCCAGGGAGAGATCCAACCGGACAGTCCGCTGTTACAACAGGCAAAACGAAACGGTGCGAAGGAGATCTTACCTAACGGCAACGAGTTAGTTAAGTCCGATCAGCATTTTTGTTTGATCCTAGCAGAAGATGGCTCCACTCAACCAGCAATCATAGACATGAAGTCTACTCAGCTAAAGGTCAGCCGCAATTGGAAGACCATGATCGCTATGCAAAAGGCGGATCATCCTACTAAAGGTAAGGTTACTCCTGCGGTCTTTGCTACCAAATGGAAGTTGACTTCTGTTGAGCAGACCAATGATCGAGGTACGTTTGCCAACTGGTCGGTTGCCAAGGTCGGACTGATAGACAGTCGAGATCTACTACAAGAAGCTAAGACTTTCCGAGCGTCGATTGCCGCAGGAGAAGTGAAAGCCACACCAGAGGAGTCTTCTAGCTCCTCTGTTAACGGAGATGATATCCCGTTTTAAGTGGCACGGCGGCGGTGATTGGGGGATTCACCGCCGCTTTTTTCTAGGAGGTACTAATGTCTAACGCAAAAAGATTATTGAAGACCTTTGAAGGATCTTCTCTTGCTCACGGTAGAACTACTGTGGGTAATGTCGGACGGAATGGTAAGACTGAGGCCAAGTATACTGTGCTTCGGGAACCGTTGACCGACACTGTGATGCAACATCACATCGAAGGTAAGCAAGGTGTCAACTCGATCCCCATAAACTCAGATAACAAATGTAAATTTGGGTGTCTTGATATTGATATCTATGACTTGGATCTTGCCGAACTAAACAAAAAGATTAGGAAGTTAAAGCTTCCCTTGTTTCAATGCCGTTCTAAATCCGGTGGAGCACACTTGTTTCTATTCCTAAAAGATTGGGAGCCTGCTGCTTTAGTGCGGGAGTACCTACTTGAGATGTCAATCGTGTTGGGATTTGCTAGTGACTGTGAGATCTTTCCAAAGCAAGACAAGATCATGGCGGATCGGGGGGATGTTGGCAGTCATATCAACGTACCGTATTTCAATGCCGAACAAACGATGCGCTATTGCTTCGATAGTTCTGGCCAGGCGATGGAACTTGAAGAGTTTTTAAACGCTGTTGAGAAAGGCCGAGTGTCTATTGCAGAGTTAAATGAGATGGATCTTGGAGGTAAGAGAGAGAACTTTACGGACGGACCGTACTGTTTAGAAGTTATGACCAGTCTTGGTAAGGTTACAAAGTTCAGAAACATCTTCATGTTTTCGGTAGGTGTATACTGTAGGATGAAGTGGCCTGATGATTGGAAGAAGCACCACGAGGAATACAACAGGAAGTTTTGTTCCCCTGCCCTCCCTTCGAAAGAGGTAGCAGATATACAGAGTTCTCTCGATAAGAAAGAATACTTCTATACCTGTGAGACATGTCCTTTGAAAGATCACTGCGACAAGGATCTATGTAAGACCAGACCGTATGGGGTAGGCAATGAGACATTAGATCTTCCCTCAATGGGCGGCCTAACAATCATACAGTCTCAGCCCAGGCTCTACTTCATGGACGTTGAGGGCAAAAGAGTTGAGCTATCCACCGATCAGTTGGTTAACCAGAACCTCTGGGCCAAGGCGTGTGTGGAACAGATCAGTTACTTCCCTTCTTTGATGAAGCCTAACAAATGGAACTCCACGATTAATCAGATGCTGCAACAGGGCACATACTTAGAGGTAACAGAAGAGTTTACATATCACGGACAGTTTAAAGATCACCTTAGAAACTATTGCACGAGCCGAGTACGCGCCATCTCTCCTGACGAACTCCAGATGGGTAAGCCCTGGACCGAGGGCGGAGTTACTAAGTTCACAATCGATGGTCTTATGGAGTATTTAAATCGACAGGATTGGAAGCACTGGACCAAGGCTCAAGTACAAGAGGGGATCAAAGCGTTGAACACTGACAGTAACGGCGTGGGTCACCAGAACATTATGAGAGGAGGTAAACGAACTTCGATTAGAGTTTGGTTCGTTCCTTCATTCGAACAAGACGAACTAGAACTACCAACAAAGGAGAACGACAATGACGAAATCCCATTCTGATAAGCTTATCCCTGTCAGCGAAGTAGCTGATTGGTTAGGCGTGTCCCGATCTACTATATATAAGTGGGTTGAACTAGAGAAATTTCCTGCGCCCTTGATCTTAGGATCAGAGGAAGATGGGAAGAGAAGTGCCAGCCGCTGGGTGGAAGCCGAAGTATCTGAGTGGCTGAAGGCTAGGCCTCGAGGCATCCAACATGGACTCTAAGTCTACGTTGATCTTTGGTCCTCCTGGTTGCGGTAAAACTCACACTCTTATTGAGAAGGTCAAAGAAGCGATAGCCAAGGGTACGCCCCCAGATCGTATAGCTTTTGTATCGTTTACAAAGAAGGCGATCCGAGAGGCTACGGACAGAGCATGTGCTGCTTTTAATCTGACAGAGAAAGACCTACCTTACTTCAGAACACTACACTCTATGGCCTTCAGAGGTCTTGGGTTACAGTCTTCTGACATGCTTGCTAGAGCGGACTGGACAATCCTAGGGCAACAGCTTGGTATGATCTTTGACGGAACAAATGGTGTGTCCCCAGACGATGGGATGATTATGCCTTTGCCGATTGGTAAGGGGGATACTTATCTACAGTTGATGACGAGAGCTCGGTACAAGATGATACCCTATGAGAAAGAGTACAATCATCATGGGGATCGAGACATGTATTATCCTCTGTTAGAAAAAATAGACAGGATTGTTTCTGATTACAAACAGGAATCTATTAAGTATGACTTCGTAGATCTCATAGAGTTATACATACGAACTGTTACTCCACCGTCCTTAGATCTTTTGATCGTGGATGAGGCTCAAGATCTGACACCGTTACAATGGGAGATGGTAAAGAAACTAAGCCAGAATGCGGAGAAGGTTTTGTATGCGGGAGATGATGACCAGGCGATCCACCGATGGACAGGTGTTGATGTACGGTTATTCCTTGGATGCAGTGACCACAAAGAGATACTCACTCAGAGTTATAGACTACCAGTGTCGGTATATGGGTTGTCTCAACACGTTGTTCGTCGGATAAATCATAGACAAGAGAAAGACTTTGATCCCACATCAGAACTAGGATCTGTAAACTTTCACAGACAGATGGGGGAACTTGATTTCTCTACAGGATCTTGGACATTGATGGCTCGAACAAACGCAATGGTTCGGGAGTGGGGCGAGTCGTTACAGGCTGAAGGACTTTTGTATTCTATTAAAGGTAGGAGTAGTATCAGCCAAACTACGGGGGAAGTTATTACTTCTTGGAAAAAACTACAAAAAGGGGAACGATTACCTCTTGCCTCTGTTGTTAAACTCTACGAAAATGTGCCTAAGACGGGGGATTTTAAAGTGGTGAAGCGAGGTTCGAGTAACCTATTGCAGGCCGTGGATCCTGAAAGTCTCCTGTCTTACGAAGACCTCCAACTTAATTACGGAATGGAGGCACCCAAGGAGCGAGATGCGATGGACGTGGCTCGATTGGGTACGCACGATAAGCTTTACTTTGAGGCTATCGAACGAAGGGGGGAGAACTTTCTGGATACACCTAGGATAAAGCTGTCAACCTTTCATGCTATGAAGGGAGGAGAGGACGATAACTGTGTGGTATCTTTATCAAGCACTCGAGCATGTGCTGAGAATAGAAACCAGGACGACGAGCACCGTGCATTTTATGTTGGCATAACGAGGGCTAAGAAGAATTTGCACATAATAGAATCCAACAAAAAGTATAGGTATGTATTATGAGAAGAGAACAGATACTCGCGAAGGCAGAAGAGTTAGTCAATGGTCCGAGAGCCAAGCATTATGGAGACGCATACTTAAACCATGAGCGTATCGCCAAGCTATGGTCGGTTGTACTTGGGGTTGAAGTTACTGTGTCCCAGGTTTATCTTTGCTTAAACCAATTAAAGGTATCGAGACTTATTGAAACGCCTACTCATGAGGATTCTTGGGTGGACATCGCAGGGTACGCCGCTCTAGCTGCAGAAAAATGGAACGAATAATGCAGAAGAACCTATTTGAAGTTAGCAGTAGCCATGACAACGATTTCTTAATCAAGAATGAAATGGATCTCATTGAGAAGGACTGGAACATACCTCCAGAGTATCCCGACCTAACTGTGTACAAACAAATATCTATAGACCTTGAGACATGTGACCCTAACCTCATGACTTTAGGTCCTGGTTGGTCAAGAAACGATGGTCACATCGCCGGGATTGCCGTGGCAGCAGGAGATTACTACGGTTACTTCCCCATTCAACACGAGAACGGTCACAACTTAGATCATAGGATGACGATGAAGTGGCTAAAGAAACAGATGGAAACTCCTCACATAGATAAGATTATGCATAATGCTACCTATGACGCAGGATGGCTCCGCTCAGTGGGCATTGAGGTACAGGGTAGGATTATCGATACAATGATCGCAGCCGCCCTCATCGACGAGAACAGGTTCTCCTACAGCCTAAATAACCTAGGACGTGACTACCTTGGTGAAACCAAGAGTGAGAGACTCCTTCGAGCCGCCGCCGCAGAGTGGGGGATTGATCCGAAAGCAGACATGCACAAGCTACCACCTAAATATGTCGGAGCCTACGCTGAACAAGACGCAGTGCTGACCTTAAAGTTGTGGGAAAGATTTAAGACAGAGATATCAAGGCAGGAACTAAGTCACATCTTTGATTTAGAAACTTCTCTCATCCCAGTGATGCTTGACATGAGGGAGAAGGGTGTTCGTGTAGATTTAAATAAGACAGATGTAATACGCAAAGAGTTACGCACCAAGGTGCGAGATTATAAAGCCGAGATCAAACGTAAGACAGGCATAGACATTGAACCCTGGGCGAATGCATCTGTTGCCAAGGTCTTTAAAGAGTTGGGCGTAGACTTTCCGAAGACAGAAGCCGGGAGTCCATCCTTTACAAAACATTTCTTGAACGCTCACCCTAATGAGATAGCTCAGATGATCGTGAAGCTACGAGAGTTTGACAAGGCAGACAGTACGTTCATTGATAGTATCATGCGCCATGAACACAAAGGACGGATACACACAGAGTTTCATCAGCTACGCAAAGACGGAGGGGGAACTGTTACAGGTAGATTTTCTTCTAGCAACCCGAACCTACAACAGTTTCCTGCGAGGGATCCAGATATTAAGAAGGCTATACGAGGATTGTTTCTACCAGAAGAAGGAGATAAGTGGGGAAGCTTTGACTACTCGAGCCAAGAACCGAGGCTCCTGGTGCACTTTGCATCGTCCCTTCCAGATAGCATGAAGCATTCTGTGGTGGATACTATTGTAGATGAGTACAACAACGGAGATGTTGACCTACACCAGATGGCGGCAGACCTTGCTGGGATCTCTAGGAAAGAAGCGAAGGTCGTGAACCTAGGTATCATGTACGGAATGGGTGTTGGAAAACTCAGCAATCAGTTGGACATCTCCAAGGATGAGGCCAAAGATATCTTAGAACTATACAACGATAAGGTTCCTTTCGTTAAACAGATAGCAACTATAGCAAGTCAGAGAGCCACGACAGAGGGACAGATCAGAACGATCCTTGGACGTAGGTGTCGGTTCCATCTATGGGAACCTCGAACCTTTGGATACAATAAGGCTATGCCCTTGGCGGAAGCGGAGAAGGAATACGGTGGACTAGGGATGTTACGAAGAGCCTTTACATACAAGGCGTTGAACAAACTTATCCAAGGAAGCGCGGCGGATCAAACAAAGAAAGCTATGGTGGACTGCTACGCTGAGAACTTTACTCCCATGCTCACGGTGCATGATGAACTATGTTTCTCAGTACAAAACGAAGAACAGGCCAAGAGAATAACTGAGATCATGGAGACAGGCTTGCCCTTGAATGTACCTACGAGAGTAGACTGCGAGATGGGTGACAACTGGGGTGAAGCAGGATAACGATTAGGGTCGTCTGTTAATTATGTCCGCGTTCTTAGGATCACCAAGTAAGGTTGAGGACACATTGGTTCGGTTTACTGGTGGAGCTACAGGTACAGGGGTAAAGGATGCAACACTAGGAACAGGTCTGAAAGGTGCAACACTAGACACAGGGATAGGAACAAATGTGCTACTTGGTTCTTCCCTTGGAACGTACATCTCTTCAGGTACTCCTGCCGGATTAAAGTCTGGGTCGGTAGTTAAAGTTTCTTTCCTGAGTTGACGATAGACATCTCTTATCTCGTCTTTAGGGAACTGATCATAGATACCAAACCTTCTCATTTTCTTTTTAACCTGGGAGCTTACCTTATACGGATCCGCTTTGCCTTTACTGATTCGATCTA